CAAGATCAGGAATATTCTGTAATATCACTCCAGCTGAAAGTGGATGGGAAGGTTATTTAACATTACAAATTAGTAATTGCACCTCCTTATTTAATAGAATATATGCCAATGAAGGTATTACTCAATTGTTATTTTATAGAGGTAATCCTTGTGATATAGATTATCCAGAAAGGAAAAGAAAGGGTATAAATAAACCAATAGGTGTTTAATTATAAAAAGAAAGACTTTCCAAATTGTGGTTTAGGTTTAGTTGCATATTCCGTAGCTCCTGCACCTGGCCCTCCAAAGTTACGTCCCCTAAGACTTGGGAGTTCTGTTCCTCCTAAAGATGCTTTACCCACTGGTATACGTCCTCCTATAGAAGGTTCATTAAAACCTGATCTTTGTCTAAACGCACCAGCAGCTTTAGCAGATTTAAAAAATCTTCTTACTCTATTCTGTTTATCATTTACACTTTCTACATCTCCTCTTTGATCCTGCTCAAAGCGGCGTAAATCCACATCATATCCTTGTTCAGGGTTAAGGTCAGAAATCTCTGCTCCAGAGGTTCCTGAGTCCTTTGTGGGGTCGTAGGTGGGATCATAGAATCTTGACATGATACTATTGTAGGAGAAAGAAATCATACCTTATATAGCCATGCTCGGTGCAACTAGTTTTTTAAATGGGTTTATTGAAGACGAAGTTAAGTGTAGAGGTTTATCTATGGAAGATTTTGGTGCTGAAATAGATAATGAAAAAAACGACGTTCCTTTGTATGATATGTATAATCGAGGATTATCAGCATGCGAAGAAGGAATGGAAAGGAAGAATTTGAAAACAGAGGGACAGAGAACAGGACTGACAGGTTACATTCCTTCAATGGAACAAGCGATGAGAGATTACCCCGCAACGTCAGTGAGACCGAAAACTATCTTGTTGGCATTAGGATCTCCGAATTCGAAAACAGGGAAGTAAATAAAACAATGGAAGAATGCACTGACGGATTTTGTCCGATGCCTGCTCATGCTCCTACGGATAAAAATTTACACTTTTTTGATCCAGTAGAGAAGCCAATACATTACGCAGCAGGAACAGTAGAGTGTATAGATGCAATAGAAGCTCAGTTAACTCCAGAAGAATTTCGTGGTTATTTAAAAGGTAATGTGGCTAAATATATGTGGCGTGAACGTCAGAAAGGGGGAATAGAATCCTTAAAAAAGGCTAAATGGTATTTATCTAAACTTATAGGGTTAAATAGCTAAAGGCTCATCTCCGTCATCATCTTCTTCATCCTGCATGAACTGTTTAGATTTAGCTATAAGATCTAAAAGTTCGATATCCGTTGGGACATCAAAATCAATATCAACATTCTCCTCTGCCATAAGAGACTTTAGAGCATGCCACTCCATTAACCGCTGGTGATATAAGCTTAACAAAGCGAAGTAAAGCTGATCCCAGGTCATGTCCATGGCTCTCATCTCAGCTTTCCGCATGGAAAACTGTAGCTCTAACGGAAGTTGAAATGCTTTTGGTTCAACTGAGTTTATATCCATTAGTTGTTACTATTTTCTACATCTATTCTACGACTATCTATCAAAATCACCATAGTTAAGTTCGTAATATGTGTCGTTTTGTACAGGAACGGGTAAATTTTCCAGTTCAATAGAAAACATATTCATAAATTCAGTAAGAATATAAGGGTTAATTCGTTTTTCTAAAGTTACTAGAGCCTGTATTTGATTTGGATGACCACAATAATCTTTAGCAGCGGTTAAAAGAATATTAGGTAAAGAAGCTACATTAGTATCTATCTCCGATAAAAATAAATTAGTTTCCTCTTGTCTCCTATGTAAAAGATGTCCTAACGCTTTATGATTACCATCAAATATCCAGCGATTCATTTCATCTACAGCTGCATGATATTTCAAAGAGTCAATGTAATCAATTACACTACTGTATAAAAATGCTTCCCATCCTATCGAATGTATAAAAGAAATTAATGCTTCTCTCATTGAACTGTCTATATCTAGATGTAATTTATCTATCTCAGTATCAATAACGTATATTTCATTTTTTAAAAACTCTAAAGCTTTCTGTTTTGTCACACAGTGACCTGCCTTTACTGGAGAACCGTCAGGATAAAATTGAGTTCCATAACCAAAGGTGTAGGGATGGCTGCCAGTAACTGAGTCCTCACAGGCTTTTTCTTTATATCCTTCATACTTACAGATAATGTCAATGGCTTTAGAAAAACCGTGCATAATAGTAATCACTTCTTATTACTAATCATACACAATTTTATTTACCATTTCACCTTATGAGACCAATATCTAGCTGAGAATATACTGGGTTTAGAGTCTTGTGCATTATGTCTGGCGTAGTAAGACTTTTTACGTGCTTTTTCTTTTGCTGTTTTAGGATTTTTTCCAGCTCCTTTTACACCTTGCTGACCAAATCTTATTATCTTTTCTTTACCATCTTTACACGCTTTTACTACATGTGACTTTGTAGGATGCTTAGGGGTTTTCTTTGCCTTATTACAAGCTAATTTATCTTTAGCTATTCTTGCTGCACTCGCCGCTTTTTTATGTTTCTTAGCCATCTTCAGAGTTAAAAGTACGTTTTATATTTACTGGTGTATGTATCTAATATATCCTGTGCTGATTTACTCTTTTTATAACTACCGAAGTAAGAAGAGCTGTCATTGTCTGAAGAAAATGAGAATATGTCTTCATCATCTTCCTGATCTGTTTCTGTTTCTGGTTGATTAAAGTCAGAAAAAATATTTGAACTTTCATTATCACCAAAAAGTCCTCCTATTGTACTAAAAGCTGTGAAAGGATCTTTGTCGAAATCTGTTGTCCCAAGTCCTGCTATTTGTACGGTGCCATCTTTAGAACCTGCCTGACTCAACATAGTCTGAGTACTAGGATCTAAATCTGGAAACACATCCGTATAAAAATCGTCCTCTGTTCCTTTATAACCTGCATCTTGAAAAATTTTGTAAAGCTGTGTATCTCCTTGTAACTTATTGGCAGGCTTATAATCTTCTTCTCTATCAATATATTCAACCCCTAGTAAGTATTGATCAGGATCTTTTCTTCTTTCATTAAGATATTTTATTTGAGCCCTAATATCTGCTGCACTTCCAGTTCTAAATACCTCTGCTATATAGCCCTTTAACTCATCTGTTGTTCCTTTAAAATCAGTTAAACCTACTGACTCCAAAGCTTTTTGCCATTCTTCAGGAGTCTCCTCAGGACTTAATCCTTTAAGCATGTCATCTGCAAACTCTTCAGGGAGTATAAATTTTCCAAATATGTTTTTTGTTACTTCAGGGTTTCCTGCTTCGTCTACCAACTCTGGCAATAATTTATCATAAATATAGTCTTTAACTTTGAGTGGATTAACAGCATCTCTAGCAGGATCAAAACCTTTATTTCTTCCCTTAATCTGATAATGTAACTTAGCAAAAGATTTTTTATTATTAACATCAGTTCCATAACGATAAATAGCCGCTGCCCATGTTCCTAATCCTGGATTATTTTTATCAATTAATTTGTTAGGATTATCTCTAGCAGTGTCCCAATCCGAAGCTATAGTATTCTTCTGATCTGCATACCGAGATTCTGCCTGTTTTCGAATTTTTTCATCCTTTATATTATATTTAGCAGCAGGGTCAAAATAATAATCAGCACTAAAGTTTCCAGCTTCCGCATCTTTTAAACTATCAAAGAAAGACTTTCCTCTTAAATCAGCTAACTCCTGCACTGCATTTAATAAAGTTTGCGTCTGGAACGGGTTTTGTTCTTCTTCTCGAACATCTAAATATTCTACAAATTCATTCATAGATCTAGATTCGTCAAACCTTGGTTTCAAATAATTTTCAACATAACTTTCAGCAAAAGAACGTTGTACTTTAATATCCTCGGTTGCTTTATTTTTAGCATCTTCTTTTGATAAACCTAATTCAAGATAATCACCTTCAAATTCTGAATAAGTTTTTTGTATTGAATCATCAAACCATTTCTCCCAATTGTAAACAATATTGTTATTTACTCCTGTGACTCCTGAGAAACCTTTTTCTAATTTATCGGCATCAAAACCAGCAAGAGGTAAATAACCTCCAACATTAAGATCTCCTAGTAAAGAATCAGTTAATGATTTATTGACATCCATTATTTCTCCAAAACCACCAAAATTGTTGAATAAAGCTAATTCCTGCTCTTTAGCTTTTGCTTTCTTTAATTCTTCAATAGTATCGGTTAAAACGTTTTGAGTTAATGCACCCATTTTCTTTGTCTGTAATATAGCTTCTTCTCCTACTACTCCTGTAATAACATCCTCTAATTCACTAATCTTATTACCCTTCCCATCCATTCCTGCTTTTACTAATTTATCGTACAAACCTTTGTAAGCACCACTCCCTACAGAAGCTTGTCTAAGAACTAAAAGAAATTCATCTGGGTTATCTATATTTATACCCTCGCCAGCTAGTTTTAAAAGTTCATTGTCTGTATCCCCTTGTTTTTTAGCTTTTTTAGTTTGATTCCAAAGTTGTTTTACCTTTTTAACACTGTTTACTATTTCTACGGGATCATCTTCTTCTACCCTCAGATAATCATCTCTAATTTGTTGTAGTTGAGCATCTGTAGGAGCTGCTTCTGTATACTCGTTAGCTAGGTCTGTTTTTTCAGCCGCATTACCCCTAACCTCCCCTGGTCCTCGTTGTTGTCCATATCTATATAAATAAAATCCAAATTCAGCATCCTTTTTAGTATCACCAAATCTCTCTATAATATCAATATCATCATTAGCCACAGCCTCTTTCCATTTTTCCTGCTCTGTCATAGAGGCTCCTTGAATAGTTTGTTTTTTATAATAGTTAGAATCAAAAGCGTTATATAAAGGTTTTCCTTTAGTCTCTGCATATCCCTTAGGTTTTCCATATCCAAAGTTAAACTTTTTTAATTTCTCACCTCGATAGAAATCTTTGAAAGTATTCTCTACATCATTTAAAATTTTCTTTTTTTGACTGTTTGAAATATCTAAATTCTTCAATGCCTTAATTGCTTCAATTTCATCTCTTCTATCAACATAATCTGCTCCTTTAGTAGTCTTAGATATTTTTATTGCTTGGGCGTAAGCTTCTTTTTTATCCTTATTAATCCTGTTATATTTTTTATTTAAATCATTTATTTTTTTTGCATATTTATTTTTAGTTTCATTGTTTT